ATCTCGTGTCGGGCGGCATGCGTATCGGATACGCCCGCGTTTCGACGATCGATCAAAACCTCGACATGCAACGCGACGCCCTGGCGCGCGCCGGCTGCGCCCAGGTGTACGAAGAAAAGGCGAGCGGGAAGAAAGCGGCCGGCCGCGTCGAGCTGGCAAACATGCTCAAGGCATTGCGCAAAGGCGACACGCTGATCGTATGGCGCCTCGATCGCCTCGGCCGCTCACTCGTCGATCTCGTGCGTATCGTCGAGCAACTTGCCGAGCGCGGCATCGGGTTCGAAAGCCTGTCGGAAAAGATCGACACGAGCACCGCACAAGGCCGCATGTTTTTCGGCGTTATAGCGGTGATGGCGCAATATCAACGCGACGTGATAAGTGAGAACACGAGCGCCGGCTTGAAAGCCGCTCGTGCCCGTGGGCGAATGGGCGGGCGCCCTGCTGCACTCGACGACAAGGCGATCGCCGAAATACGCGTGCTAATGCAAGACGGCTCGATCCCGCTGAAAGACATTGCCGCGCGATACAACGTCGGACGCACGACGCTTTACAACACGATCAAGCGAGCTGAGAAAAAGGAGCTTGAAACGCCGAATAAGAAACCTAGCGCACGCGCCGGAAGTGCGCGAAGCAATACCCGATGAAATCAACGGCGTCGGCCTGGTCGGCGGGTATCACGTCCGTCGCATAGGTTTTGTTATCACAGAGCAAGTGCAACGAACCGCCGAACACTCGTTGCACTCGCCTTATTCGAAGGCTCTCGCCGACTCTCACGAGATACACGCCGTCAATGTCGCGCGGCCGTCGATCGACGAGCAACACGTCGCCGTCGCACACTGTCGGCGTCATGCAATTTCCTGTCACTCGCATCGCGATCGTGTCGTCGATGCTCACCCCCTCGCCCTCGATCCATGTTCGCGGCATGCGCATCGACTGTTGCGCGACCTCGTTCTCGATGAAGCTCGGCATATCGAACGCCGGAAACTCGACGTACTGATCGGGGAAATTAGGGACGTTACCAGGATGCAACTCTAGTTCCGGTTCCTCAATACCCGCCGTGCCCCTGCCGAGCAAAAGCCAGTCGAGATTTACCCCGTATTGCTGCGCGAGCGTCATGCACTCGGAGTAAGGCACGCGCTCGCGGATTTTCCATACGGCCGTCGAGCTGCGCGACGCACCTAACGCCTCGGCTAATTCGACGTCTTTTGTAACGCCGACTACCTCTTTCATTCTGTCAATGATCTCTTGAATAAGCACCTTTTTTTCTCTCATTTCGGGCAATGAAAATTTCATTAAAGTATGTGCGTTAGGCAACGGTAAGGCATATAATTACACTTAGTAACACCAAGCGACAACTTGTTACATAGTGAAACCAGTCATGCCAACTATCAATGCAAATCAATCGAGCGCGAAACGCGTGCCGATCACCATGAGCGGCGATGAAATCGACGCGCTGCAAGCCCTGGCAAGAGAGAACGCGCGTAGCGCCGCCTCGATGGCTCGGATTATCTATCTCGAAGGCCTCAAGGCGTATGCGCTCACAAATAAAAAGCGCGGCCGGCGATAGACAAAAAGAAATACCGTGAAGGAATAAGGCCGGGGGCGGATTCCTTATACCGAGCGGGGAAATAGAAACATGCGAATCACTCTGAGCTGTCCGCATTGCCGTAGTCGAGTAATTGCACGCACGTCGCGAGAGCTGACGACAACGATGCGAGAGATCGTTTTTGTCTGTGTCGATTACACATGCGGGCATACCTTTGTTGCGAATCTTGAAGCCGTGCGAACGCTCTCGCCGAGTGCCAAGCCGAATCCGGCGATCGGCTTGCCGATCTCGAAGCACGTTAGAGAGCGCGTTATGCAGCAACTTCAACTGTTGGATTGAATGACCGAACCGGAAGGGGACCAAAGCATGAACCTCGACAACACCTTGCATTACGTCGCACTCGCGTTTCTGGCAAAACACCAGGGCGAACACCTCGAACACGATCGCACCTTGCTCGTCGAGCGTTGCGTCGCGCACCTGATCGAAACTGAAATGGTTTCGAGCCGTGAGGCGGAAGTCGCCACGCTGCAAGCCCTCGGCGAACACGAGTCGAAACGTTGCAAGGCATACGTCGATGTTTCGCTCACGACGTCTTACGCCGTCTTTATTCGCGACCCGAAAAACGGCCGCATGCGCGTTTTCACCGTCGCCGAATTGATCGACCTGGCGAAAACGCCGGCCCTGTCGAGCTTGCCTGTTCCGAGCACGCGACGCATGTTCGCGAACGGCCTCGGCGACACCCCCGACGCGCAGCTCGCGCACTAAACACCCCCGCAAAAAATTGAACACCTGGCCGCGCTCGCGAGAGCTGCGGCGGGGAAAACTCACGCCCGCAAACGGCGAACGACTGATAAAAAATGGCCTCAATTGACGAACTCAAACGCCTCATTGACCTGCACGATCTGGCCGATCGGCTCGGCATCAAGAAAGGCAAAGGCGGCGAGAAAGCGAATTACCATTCGCCCCATAGCGCCGACAAAAACCCCTCGCTCTCGATCTTTCCCCCGCTGCCCGATCGCGGCACCGGCTGGAAAGATCATTCCGCCAACAAGGGCGGCTCGTGCATCGACCTCGTGATTCATGTGCAAGGCTGCGACGTCGCCGAGGCAATGCGTTACCTGCACGACGCATACAACATTCCGCGTGATCGCATCGACGCACCGGCCGAGCAACGCCCGAAAACGGCCGTCGATTACATCGGCGAGCGCGCGATCGAGAATCGCGAGAAGGCCCGCGCATATCTCACCGGGCGCGGCATCACCGACGCGGCGATCGACCGGGCGCTCAAGTGCAAGACGCTCGGCTTTAACGACTGGACAAGCCCGAAGAAACCCGCCGGCGAAGTCGGGCACGGCGGCCCCGCTGCTGTGTTCCTGGTCCGTGACTTGAACGGCGCGCAGCTCGTCGCCGTTGACATGCGCTATCTCGACCCCTCGATCAATGGCGGAGTCAAGACGCAGACCCAGGGCGAGAAAGACGGGTTCGGATGGACGGCCGACCCGCGCAAGCTGAGAGACGCCGAGCGCGTCGTCGTCGTCGAGAGCGCGATCAATGCGCTCTCGATCGACTCGTGCGAAATGCCGCGCACGGCCGCCTATGCGATCCGAGGCGTCGGCAACGTCCACAACATCGACTTTTCGTTTCTGCGCGATAAGCAAGTCGTGATCTGCATGGATAACGACGACGTGATCGCCGATGGCCCGCGTAAAGGCGAGCGGCCCGGCCCCGACGCGGCCTGTGCGCTGTATGAGCGGCTTACCGCGCTGAACATCGCGGCGATTCTCGTCGATCAAGGCGAGTGGGTTCGCGACCTGGCTGACGGCGCGACGAAGAAAACCGAGTCGATCAACGATGCAAACGACTATCTGCAACTGCGCGGCGCCGACGAGCTGCGCAAGGCGATCAACAAATACGAGGAGTGGATCATTGCGGGTTTGCCTGGCGAAGCCAAGGCGCATCGCGGCCCCGCTCGCGTATGGCTGCCCGAGCAAGACTTTCGCCAGTATTGGCGCTATCGCACGCGCCTCGACTTTCTTAGCTACCTGGCGAAAGCCGGCGACGGCGAAGAAGAAAAGCCAACTCACGTTGACGTCGCCGGCTTTCGGGTCGCGTCGCTGAGTCGCGTGTCTGTCGCCAGTGCGGCCGCAACGATGACCGGCGACCCCGACAACGCGCCGACGCCGTATTTCGCCGTGACCGTGCAGACGCCTCGCCACGGCGCCAACCTCACGCGCGCCGTACTGCAAGACAAGCAAGTGCATAACCTGGCCGTGTGGCAACAATTCGGCCCGATATGGGAGCCGAAACGGTTCTCGCGCATGCTCTCGATTCTCGAACGCACGGCGCACCTCGGCGCACGCAGCGCGGCGAATTTCGTCGGCCTGGCCTGGCGCGATGGCCGGCTCGTCGTCAACGAAGGCCCGGACTGTTATTTCACGAACGCCGAGCAACAATGCCCGTATAGCGACCTGACTTTCACGAGCGGCCCTGTATCGGACGCGGCCCGCGTGCTCTCGAAATATCAAGAGACGTTCAAGCAAAACGCGGCCTCGATCGCGCTCGTGTGGGGATTGGGCGGGCACTTGAAAGCCCTGCTCGGATTCTGGCCGCACATGATGATGCAAGCCGACAAGAGCGCCGGCAAATCGACGCTTATCAAGGCGATCGAGCGCACGATCGGCTTTACGATGTTCTCGGGGCAATCGCTGCAAACCGAGTTTCGTTTGCTCACGAGCATTTCGCACACGTCGCACCCTGTCGGATGGGAAGAACTGAGCGCGCGCAAGCAAGACGTGATCGACAAAGCCGTCGCGCTGTTGCAAGAAAACTATCAGTACACCATCACCAAGCGCGGCTCGGAAATGACCGAATACGTTCTCTCGGCGCCCGTGTTGCTCGCTGGTGAGGACGTGCCCGTTAAGTCGCTGCACGGCAAGCTCTGCCGCACCAACCTCACCGGCAAGAAAGGCCCGATGTTGCCGCGTGATCTGCCGCGTTTTCCCGTGCGTCAATGGCTGCAATACCTGGCCGACCTGGATCGGTCGGCCGTGCTCGATAAGTACGACGAGCTGCGCGCGTACTGCCTGAGCAAGAGCTGCGCGAGTGCCGATGACGAAGGCGGAAAACGTATGGCGAGCAACTATGCCGCGATGCTGCTCGCCTGGGGCTACCTGTGCGACTTTGCCGGCATGCCGACGAACGCCGGCAACTTTGGCGCCGATCTCGTCGCCGAAATGAATCGCCACATTTCCGAGACAACCGCCGAGCGCTCGCCCTGGGTTTGGATTCTCGAAAGCGCCCTGTCGGAGATCGACGCCGGCAACTTCAAACACCCTTTCAAATTCGACGACGTGGAAGGCGAAGATTGTTTGCTCGTGCGCCCTGCTCACATCATGGATCACATTTCCGGCTCGACCGGCTTGCGCGAAAAGTGGAATCAATTGCCCGTGAAAACGCCGGCCGTGTTCCGCAAGCAACTCGTCGCGGCCGGCGTGACTGTCGGCGAGAAAGAGATCGAGCGAACGATCTTTATGAAGCGTGTCGCGCACCTCACGCCCCTCTCGCTCAAGCGGCTCTCGTCATATGGCCTCTCTGTCGGCCGACGCCTCGATCACGTCCACGAGAACGCCTGATAAACGGCCGCCAGGCGCCCCGCGCGCCGGCGGCTGACACATTCCCCTAGACCAACCCGCGCCGGCCGCCTGTGCGGCCCGCCAGCAAGCCAGGAAAAGAAAATGCAGACCACGAAAGCACGCGCTCGACGCATCAAGGGTTCGACGGTTTGGCTCGTCACGCACGCAGACACGCCGGTAACGGCAATTTGGCCGCTGCCGCACGATGCCGCGCAAATGTTGATCGAGAGCGCCGTGATCGACGCGCAGCTCGGCATTAAGCACCGCTCGATGGCGCCGTGCGCGGAGGCGTGAGCGAATGAATACCGTGCAACTGTCGGCGATGCTGCCGCGCGACGCGCGGTTTCGCGAATGGGTCAAGACTTTCACGCCTCACCTCGACGTCGTGACCGAGCACCAGGCGGCGCAATTCATTCGACTCGTTTGCGAGATCGAGTCGCGCGCCGAGCTGGAAACGAACAAAGAAGCCGAGCGGCGCTTTCACACGATCTTGCGACGCACCTTTATCGCCTGGCGCGACGCGCGACGCCGAACCCAATGAGACGGCCGCCAGGCGCCCGCCGGCGCCGTCGCGCTGCCCTGCCCTTCCCTTTCCCCCGCCGGCCGCCTGTGCGGCCCGCCTATCGACCGGAGCGATGTTTTATGACTTACCGCCAGGCTTTGAAAAGAACGGCCCTGTTCATTCCCGTGTCGCTGATCGACCGCGGACTATGGCGCGAGATCGGCGAGCGCGCCGGCGAGCTGGCCCTCGTCGTCTGTGCGCTCGTCGGCCGCCTCGTCGCGCTCGTGCTCTATCCGATCGCCGTGCCGATCCTCGCGGCGCTCGTCGTCGCGGCCGAGCGTGCGAACGAGCGCGAGCGCCAACGCATCGAGCGCGAGTTTCGTGCCGAATGGGAGCAACACCGATACACGCCGCGCGAGCTGCGCGCCGGCGACACGACAAGCCCATGAAAAAAGCCGCTGACGCTCTCGCGCCGGCGGCTTGACTGAATACCCCCTGCCTGACCTTTGGCCGCCTCGTGCGGCCGTTTTTTTGCCCCTCGCGGTTTTTCAAACCCCTTTTCACTGTTTATCGTTCGAGCCAACCGATCGACTCAACGCAAATCTTTTCGTCGTCGATCTGACACGACGTATCGCTCGTGTCGGCTATCACTTGCCACGCCGACGCGCACGCGATTTCGAGCGCCGCGACGATCAACACGACGGCCGCGACGACTCTCATGCGCTCCCTCGCCTCGTCAAACCCTGCTCCAACATTGTTGCGCCTCCTTTGGTATCTTGATGCCTTGACACCTTGGCATCATGGCATCAAGGCATCAAGGCATCATTTGAGACGCGTGCCCGTGAGCGGCGGCAAGCCTTTCGAGGCGCGCACCATGTTCAAGCCCTGAATGAAAAGCTCTTGCAACGACGTATCGAGGCGCGTCGCGAATTCTTTCGCCTCGTACCATTGCTCGTGCGTGAGGCGCACGGGCACCGTTTTCGGCGGCTTTGCGCTGCCCTTCTGCGCGGCCGGCTCGTGCTCGACGGCCTCGTGCTCGACGCGCAGCTCGGCCGGCGGCACCAGGGACGCGGCCGGATTGTTCGCGCTGATTTTCAGGGCGCCAAAACTCGATTTTTTCGTGCTCACTGTGCTTTCTCCATAAGCCATTGATAGACGGCTTTCGCCTCGTCGCGTGCATCCTGCTCGCGTTTGGTTTTCGTTTCACTGACGGCGCGACCTGACGAGAGCGCGCGCTGGTATGCCTTGCGATCGGCGAATTGTGCGGGGCAAACCGGCGCGATCGCGGCGAGCGTGTCGGCCGCCTCGCGCGTTTCCGGCGCGAGCTTGTCGGCCCGGTTCAGGACGAACACGAACGGCTTGCCGGCGGCCGTCACGACCGCGAGCGCCGCGTTGAGCGCTGCCATATCGGGAAAAGTCGGCTGCACCGGCACGACGACGAGATCGGCGACGCTCACAAGCTCGGCCGCACCGGCGACGACGTGAGGCGGGCAATCGACAAACGCCAGCTCGTACCCCTCGGCCTCGGCGCCGTCCAACAATTCGCGAATGTTCGACGGCGCACCGGGCACGACGGCCGGCTCGTCGGCGGCTCGACCGCTCGCCCATGCTTGGCCCGTTCCCTGTCCGTCGGCGTCGATCAATGCCGTTTTGTGCTCGCGCGATGCCTCGACGCTTAGGTGAATCGCGAGCGTCGATTTCCCGCTGCCGCCCTTCTGCCCGAACACTGCTATCACCCGCATACGCTTTCTTTTCATGCTTTTCCCCTTGGTATCACGGTATCAAAGTATCAAAGTGCCAATCGCTGAAACCCTTAGTGCGTAAGCACGAGAGCACATTTTAGCATGACACTTTGATACTTTGGCACTTTGGTATCACGGTATCAAGATGCCATGATGCAAAAACATCAAGGCACCTCGATCGAGGCGCCGCCGGTAGGGTAGGGCGGCCCCGGTTCGAGGCGCGCACCAGGCGGCCCCGCGCGCGCCCGCGTCGCGCCGGCCGCCGAATAGGTGAGAAGCGCGTTTCTCTTTCCTGTGAACCTGGATGCACACCCGGCGGCCGACCTGGTTCGAGCTGCGGACCTGGCCGCCGAGCTGGCCGCGACCGCGATCGACGTCGCGCAGCTCGTCGGCGGCCGGCCGAGATCGAGGAAGTCGAGCGCCAGGCGCACGGGCATCGCTTTTTTGCCAAGCCGGCACACGCATGTTTTAAAACCCGTGGATTTCGGCCCGGTTTGCGTCTAAGTCATTGATTATCGTAAAGAACATATCCACGAGTACCCCTCGTTTTTCCACGAGTGCCCCTCGTTTTGCCACGGCCGGCCGTCGCCGCGTCTTACTCTCTCTCTCTCTTAAATTGTTGAAAAGAAAGAAAGAAAGGGCAGTGAAAAGAAAAAGCGCGCGCCCACAAGCAAAGGCCCGGTTTCCTCGGGTTTTCCAATTGCCTATTTTTTAATCCACGGATTCCACACATCAAAAAGGCTCAACTCGTGGATGCCTCGTGGACGTCAAACCCTTGTGGGATAAGGCTTTGCGGGCACTCCACACCGAATCCACGCATCCACGAGTAAAACGCCTGTGCCCCTGGAATTCGCCGCCAGGTGATCGCCCTTTTCATACGCCTCGCATCTGACGGCCGCCGAGCACCCGAAAACCTGGCCTGGCGCGCATCAATCCGCATCGACTCGGCGGCCCTGGAAACCCGCCGAAACCCGCGCCACGGCGGCCCAGGCGCCGGATTCATGCACCGCATGAAAAGGGGAGACCCAAGAAGCGGGCAGGCGCGGAGGGGTGACTGCGAATTTCGGGCGACGATCGCGGGTAAATCGGCCCCCTGGCCGGCCGGCGCCTCGGGGGCGGCCGACCCCCTGGCGACCCCGTGCGCGGCCCGTGGCGGCCCCGCACGCCCCCGACGCACCACTCGACGACCCCGAGGCACGGCGGCCGCCTGGCGGCCCGCCTATCGGCCCCGTAAGATCGGGCGATGACTCTCGACGACGACACCGATGCGCGTGAGCTGTACACCGAGCGCGCGGCGATCATGGAATTCGACGGCGGCTTGCGCCGGCACGAGGCGGAATACTTCGCTCTCGTCGCGGCCTGGCGCTATTGCGATCGCACCGGCGCCAACCCGCCGGCGCTCGACGCTTACCGCTTGCTCGCGCGGCATTTCGACCAGGCGACGCCCCGCGAGCCGAGCGAACGAACGGCAGACGTGAGGACGTGAAGCCAAGCGGCCCCCTCATTGCTGAACCTTTCGACTGGCGTGCATCACGAGTGCATGAGGCATGGATCGCACGCGATCCGACTTGAGCGATCGGCGGGGCGCGCAGCGAAGCGGAGCGACACGGCGAGCGCGATTTATGTCGGTCTTAGTGGCCGGCGTGGCGAAGCCGCGTCGGGCGCTTAGACCATAGCCCCGCATGCGTTGAATGCTCGACGCTTTTGAGAGGTGCGCGTGCAGCTCGTCGAGTTCGTCGCGAGCTGGTGACGTCGAGCACCGATGCCGCGCCAACGTGCGCGGCCTCGTTCGTCTGGATTGGGTTTGATCGTCAAGGGACGCGCGGAGCGCGCACTTGTTGCCCCTCACGGGGCGGAGCGCGTAGCGCGGGGGGGTGGTTTTCTATCCGGCCGCGAGCGTTTCGGCGACTTATCCCCAGGCGGGGCGCCGTGTTCTTTTTAGAAAGATTTTTAAAACCTTTTTAAAACCTTTTTAGGCTCGCGCTGCGCCTTATCTGGCGGGCGTTTGCGGCCGACTATTCTGACATTTTCGTGGTTCATTCTGACATTTTCGTGGTTCTATTCGGGCGTTTTCGTGGTCAGTCTGACATTTTCGTGGTCGCTGCCTACGCTTTAGGCACGCCCCGCCGTTGACGATCTCGTGCTTTCTGACATACATTCACGCCTGTCAGAACAACCACGAAATTGTCAGAATGAGCAACGCTCTCGAACTCGCCACGACCGCCAAAGCGCACGATCAAAGCGTCGTAATCAGAAACGAACTCGTGCGCCGCGTGCAGCGCATGAAGCTCTCGGAAAAGCGGCTGCTCGCCCTGGCGATCGCGAAGTGCAACCCCAAGGCGAAATTGTTGCTGCACGAGGCGACGGCCGCTGATCCGCACACCGGCATCGCGCCAGGCTGGATCGTTCGTGTCACGGCTCGCGAATTCATGGAGGCATATCCTTCCGTTGACCCGAAACATGCTTACTCGGACCTCAAGGAAGCGGCCGAGAACCTTTTCGAGTGTCGCGTCGAATGGGATGCCGAGGAAATCGAGCGGGGCAAGAAACGGCCCGTGCGCAAAACTGTGCGCTGGATTTATGAGAAGTCGGATACGACCGCAACGGCCGGATGGGTAGAGATCAAGTTTTCGCCGAGCATCGCGCCTTACCTGCTCGGCATCTCGAAGGAATTCACGAAATACAAGCTCAAGCTCGCGGCCGACTTGCGCTCGATCTATAGTTGGCGACTGCTGGAAATCCTCGCGCAGTACAAGAAAACCGGCCTCGTGACGATTCGTTATGACGAATTCTGTGAGGCGATGGGCGCCCCCGAAAGCTGCGTGAAAGACTCGGGGCAACTGCGGCGCCGCGTGATCGAGCCGGCCGTAAAGGAACTAGGCGAGAAAAGCGGCATCGCGATCGAATGGGAAGCGACGACGCCGGCCGGCCGCAAAGTGACCGGCTTTAAATTCAAGTTTGAACCGGACCCGCAAGGGCGCCTTTTCTGACGTCGATCGAGCGTGTCAGTCTAACCACGCTTTTGTCAGAATGCGAACCGCAAAAATGTCCGAATAGACGTCGCCGAATCCCTTGCGGGGCAAGGCTCGGCCGATCAACCGCAAGAGTGTCCGAATAGAAAACGCCAGGCTCGCACGGCGCGACGCCTGGCGTTTTGCTTTCATCGGCTGATAGGGCAGGGCGCCCCGTGGCGGCCTATGCTGCGGCTTTCTTGATGCCGTAAGGGGTGAACCTCACAACCTCGTCGCCGAGCCACTCGTTGAGCTGCGTGAAGCGCCGTTGCAATGGCTCGATCTCGTTCGCACCGAACACCTCGGCGGCCGTGTCGGCCGCGCCGAATCCCCCTGTATTGCTCGGCACGATCCCCATGAGCTGCGGCGGGATACGATGCGCCGCGAGCAAGTCGTCGCGCGTGACATTCTTGATGTTGAAAAACTCGTCTTTCGCCGTGACCT